ATTTATTACACTAAATATTGGAATGCAGGTAAAGCAGCCAAAAAAGCTGGTTATGAATCAAACACTTATAATGGTATTTACGAAATTGGCTATCAACTACTCCAGAAAACTCCAGTAAAAAATAAGGTTGATGAAATTAAAAGAAACATAGCCGAGAACACTCGCATAGAAAAGATGGCTATCATTCAAAAATACATCGATATCGCCTTCGCTGACATAACTGACTTCGTAGATTTCGGGCAAGAGACAAGACCAGAACTTAATCACAACCTTGAACCATTGATTGATGAAAACGGTGATGAGGTCACTTACTCATTCAGCTACGTTAATCTAAAGAATCATGATGAAGTCGATGGAACGATCATCACCGAAGTGAAAAAAGGCAAGGATGGCGTATCAGTCAAACTTGCTGACAAGATGAAAGCTTTAGAGTTTCTTGCTAAATATACAGACCTCCTTAGCGAGAATGACCGCAAGAAGCTGCAGGATGAAAAGCTTAAAGCTGAAACAGATTTTGCTCAGATGCGTGCCGCTAAGCTTCGTGGGGATAAGAAAGATACCTCGATGCTAGATGCGCTTATTGACGGTCGGAAACAGTATGAACAGATGATAAAGGATCGTGAGAATGATGGCTAAAAACATTGTTTTCAGTCCGAAACAATTAGAGGTTATTTACAGGCCTTATAATTACACCTTTGATGTATTCGAGGGGACGCCAAGAAGTGGGAAAACAACAGGTGCTCATTTCCGCTTAGCTGATTATTATAGCTGGTGCCGTGATACCAACCACTTACTCGTTGCGTATAACCAGGAGCAAGCTTATCGGTTATTCATCGATGGCGATGGGACAGGCCTCATGCACATATTTGATGGCTTGTATGACATGAAGCACGATGAGCATGGGTCCCACATGCAGCTGCATACACCAAATGGGGTTAAAAAGATTTACTACAAAGGTGGAGGTAAAAGCAATAGCGTTGGTGCTATTACTGGTATGTCGCTAGGAAGTGTGGCTTTTGGCGAAATCAATTTGCTCCATATGGATATGATCCAGGAGTGTTTCAGGCGTACCTTTGCTGCACAAGATCGATACCATTTAGCAGACTTAAACCCTCCTGCTCCTCATCATCCTGTAATTAAAAACGTTTTTGATGTCCAGAACACGAGGTGGACTCATTGGACCATTCAGGACAATCCGATCATTACAGAAAAGCGGAAAAAAGAGATCTATGACATTCTGAGCAAAAACCCGTACCTTTTACAACGTGACTGGTTTGGGAAAAGGGTTATGCCTCAGGGCGTTATTTACGGCATGTTTGACATGGAAAAGAACGTTAAACCTGCGGTAATCGGAGAAAGATACGAAATGTTTTTCGTTGCTGATGGAGGGCAAGACGATGCGACTTCCTGTAGCTGTAATATCGTTGTCCGCTATGAAGGAAAGTTTCGCCTCTTAAGAGTAGCGAATTATTACCACAGCGGGAAAGAGACCGGACAGGTAAAGGCCATGTCTATTTACGCAAAGGAAATCAAGAAATTCGTGGAATGGTGCGTGAAGAAGTTTGAAATGCATTATTCGGAGTTTTTTGTGGATCCAGCGTGTAAGTCATTGCGTGAGGAATTACACCTTCTAAGCATCGATACAAGAGGTGCTGACAACAACTCGAAGGATGTTAAGCGTAGTTCTGTTGGTATAGAGGTTGGGATTGAACGTTTACAAAACACGATAACAAACGAACAGTTTTATGTTATTGAGACTGAAAGCGAATATGATCATTACGATTTCATGAAGGAAATCGGCATGTATGTTCGTGATATTAATGGGAAACCGGTTGATGACTACAATCACGCGCTGGATGAGGCGCGGTATGCAAATAATTATTTTTATAAGTCATATATAAAGTAGGGCGGTGTTGCGATGTTTGAGAAAATAACTTCTGCCGTAAAGGGGGTGTTGCAGAAAATGGGCTTAATCAAATCAATCCAGTCAGTTTCAGATATCAAGTCGATTCCTATTGATGATAAATTCTATCAAACTATTGATATGTGGAAGGCACTTTATCAGGGTTATTTTAGCGATTGGCATGATGTGCATTATCAAACCATTAATGGTCGGAAAAAACGCCGAATGTCTACGTTAATGATGCCTAAAATGCTGTCGCAAGAAATGGCAACTTTGATCTTTAATGAGCGATGTGAAATTAATATTTCGGATCAGGGTTTGTATGAGAAGATTAAAAGTATTTTTGATGATAATAAGTTCACTAAGCGGTTTCAAGATTATCTAGAGTTCCAGTTTGCCCTGGGAGGCATGGTGATCAAACCCTATGTTACAGATGGGAAAATAAAGCTGTCGTACGTTACAGCCGATTGTTTTATACCTATAAGTTGGGATAATCAGGGGATTCATGAAGCTGTTTTCCCCCATGAGATACGAAAGGGTGATAAAAAGTATACTCACTTGGAATGGCATCTCTGGGAGGGAAAGGAGTACGTCATTAAAAACGAGCTTTATGTAGCTGATAAAAACTCAGGAGATATTGGAAGGAAAGTCCCGTTGTCCACATTATTCCCTGACCTTGAAGAAGAGGTACGTATCAAGGATTTTAAGCGTTCGGGCTTTGTTTACTTCCGACCAAACTTAGCCAATCACATTGATATGTCTAGTCCATTAGGGATTCCGATATTTGCTGCAGCCCTCGATGAGATTAAAACATTAGATATCGCTTTTGATAGCTACCAGAGGGAGTTCCGTTTAGGAAAACGAAGAATTTTAGTTCCCGCAAGTGCCTTAAAACCAGTTATTAATAAAACAACTGGCAATTTAGAACGTTATTTTGACGCGGATGACGAGGTCTATGAGGGATTCAATACGGGCGATGAAGACGGCAAGATTCAAGATAACTCTGTATCGCTTAGAGTAGAGGAGCATATTGCAGGAATAAATTCTCTTCTGGATCTGATCTCCATGAAAACTGGGTTCAGCAGCGGTTCCTTTTCCTTTGATGGAAGAAGTGTTAAGACTGCAACTGAAGTAGTTTCTGAGAATAGTAAGACATTCAGAACCAAGCAATCTCATGAAAACATCATTGAATCGGCCCTTACGGAGTTGGTTGAAGTCATCGTACAGTTAGCAGAGCTTTATGGTATTTTTACCCGTCCAGCTGATGGGTGGGAAGTTACTGTTGCTTTTGATGATTCTATCGCCGAAGACCAAACATCGGAAATAGGCAAACAAGTTCAAATGTTATCTAACAAAGTCACTACTAGGAAGAAAGCAATCATGAAGCTGCATGGCCTTTCTGAAAAAGAAGCTGAACAGTTGCTGAAAGAGATCAATGCAGAGACTGCAACTGCAACTGCCGAAGCGATTGACTTCTTCGGGATGAACAAAAAAACAAAAACGAGTGGTGAGTGATGGATCCACTCAAACAACAGCAATTAGCCATGCCTACTGTAGAGGTTTTTCTTGCGATAGAAGAGCAACTGTTAATCAATATCGCTAAACAGCTGAGGAAGCACCAATCACTGCTTGATGAAGATAACATTGTGTCCTGGCAAACAGAGCAGTTATCCATGTTGGGCAATCTCACTCAACAAAATGTAATAGCCATCGCCAAGCACTCTGGTTTAGCGGTCGATGAAGTGGAAAATGCTTTGCAAGAAGCTGGTTACACCACTGCTCAGGAATTTGATGGCGAGCTTGAAGAAGCTGTACAACAGGGGTTGTTAGTGGCTCCTCCAAGCGTGGAGTCTAGCCAAGCACTGCAAGATATTTTATCTATGTACCAAGAGCAAGCATTGAATACTTTCAACTTGGTTAACTCGACTTTGCTAGAACAAGCAGAGCAGGTCTATTTAGACGTTGTGAATCAAACTGTAGGGAAAGTATTAGCGGGGGCGGTTACTCCTCAGCAGGCGTTAAGGGAAGAAGCTAGGAAGTGGGCTCAAAAAGGTGTACCTGCTCTAATTGATAAAGCGGGAAAACGGTGGTCTACTGAAGCTTATTTGAATATGGTCATGCGATCAACCGTCAACAATGTGGCCAGAGACATGCAAGATGCCAGGATGGACGAATATGGTGTTGATTTATTCGAGGTTAGTTCCCATTTAGGTGCTCGCCCTGGTTGTGCTCCTTTTCAAGGGAGAATCTTTTCAATAAGTGGGACTCATCCCAATTACCCTGCTTTTAGCACCACAACATATGGTGACCCTGCGGGCTTATTTGGCGTTAACTGCCGGCATATTAAATACCCTTTTATCGAAGGGTTCTCTATTCAACGTAATAAGCCATATGACGAGAAAAAGAACCGTGAAGTCTACGAGCAAAGTCAGCAACAACGTCATCTGGAAAGGAACATCCGGAACGCTAAAAGGGAACTGGCAATGATGATGGAAATGAAGGATCCTCACGGTGTTAATGATGCTGAAGAAAAGGTGAAGGAAGCACAATACCTCATGCGTCAATTTACAAGTAGCACTGGCAGAAAACGTAATAGAGCAAGAGAGCAAATATATTAGGAGTGGTAGATCATGAATATGAAAAAGCTTGAGCACGATCTTTTAACAGAGAATCACACCAAAGTTTACCATGAAGAAGATTTTAAGTTTAATGCTCCACATCATTTTACTGTGACAAAACAAGTAGGTGTCCCTAATGGAGAACCTTATGAAGAAGCTATTCAAATTGTTAATTTTCAAGAAGGACCAAT